ATAACATTTCTTTATCTGTAAGTGTTTTAATTCCAAAAGGTAAATAGTATTCATAGTTATTACCAACCATTTCACAAACACCCTTAAAAGAACGTTGAGCGTAATACTCGCCTTGTTCTGTATCAAAATCTAATACATACTTATCGGCTTCTCTACATGAAACTATATTAGGAAAATACTCATTTGCATTACCACCAATGTAAGAAGCCGCAACAGCTCTTTTAAAAAATGATTTTTTAGATTTTTGAGGTGCTACTATTGCACTCATTTCACCATAAGTAAAAGTAGCGTTTAAATAACTCTTATCTTTATAATCGTGATGACCTATACCTAAAGCAATTGGTGGTGCTTGTATTTCTTTATTAACATCAACAAAACATTCTTTATATGCTTTATCAAAATCAAATTTACTTTCGTTATTATTAAAATCTTCTAATTTTAGTTTTTCCATATTATTAATTTAAAGTCGAACATTAAAACGTTCGATAACAGTTGCTATAAATCATTAAAACGATTCTTATCTTTGTGTTAGCAACCATTTAATAAGGCTCGTTGTTCTTAATTGCTCTCATCCATTCTTTACACTCAAACCTTACTTTATTTTGTTCATCTTCACTTAGTAAACCAAAATCGTGTCTGTAACTAAGACAAACATTATCAATGAACTTTTGGTCAGAAAAACGGTTGCTAACACTGTGTATAGTGCATTTTTTAGCAACCATATCTTCTATCATTTTTACAAATTTCTTTCCTTTACTGCTTCCGTTTAACATATCTATTTAGTTTAAAAACGCACCATACACTCGTCCGTTATTCTTTTTTATCACCGTAAAGATATTTATTTTTATCGTTATACGCTTGTAAATACCTCTCAAATTCTTTTAAAAAATGCACTGGCGTTGTTCTTAGCGTGTCAATTCCTTTAGGCATTATCTGTTGTTTAAAAAGCCCTAGCATTGCATTATGTATTTCTTCTTGCGTATAAGCGTTACTAATTTCTTTAAACTGTTCTCTTGAATCATTGCTAGAAAGTCTTTTAACATGACTTGGTTTTTTAAGTATTTTAAATCTTAACTTATTCCAATCTTTTAAGAATGTTTCTAATTGATAAATTGTTTTACTTTCTATTTCATCTTCTATTTCATCTTCATATTCTACTTCATATTCTACTTCTATTTTTCGAACCCCTGCGAACCCATTGCAAAGGGTTTCAAACCCTTGTTTTGTTTCTTGTAACTTATTGACGCCCTTTATTTTAAGTTTTTTAGGTAATTCATTATAAGTTCTTATTGCTGATTTCATCATATTAAAGTTATAATTTTGATGCTTTAAGAAATTAAGCAATAAAACCCTGTTTTCAGCATATTTGATTTTATTTTTAACTTCAAATTCTTTTAGGTATTTTTCAATATCTTTCACAATTATACCAGTTTCAAAAGACACCTTTCTTAATGAAATCTCATAAACCCCTAACATATTTGTTTTTTCGTTAGTAACTAAGTAAATAAATAAAAGTTTAGCTGACGGTTCTAATAATTCAAACCACGTATCTGACCATATTGCAGTATTTAAACTTCTTAATTTACTCATGATAATTTGTTTTTAAATCCACTTTCAGTTAGCTTATATCCTGATTCATAATTGAAAGAAATACCCTCAAAATTATAACTATAAGAATAATTAATAATGTTTTCCATAAAATCATCTAAAAAAATATAATCACTAACAGTGTCTATTTCTCTACCTATTAAAACCATTCTTATTTCAACAAAACCACTAAAGTTTCTGTAATTCACATATTCTCTAATGCCTTTAGCATACCTAAGACATTGCAAAAAAGCAGAAATACCAGCCTTATCTTTTTTAAGTTCGTAAACCGTTATATGTAAAATCCTACCCTCTCTTACCACAGTAACAATATCTGCAACTCCATAGTTTCCTATCCTTAGTTGTCTATATTTTTTACCAAGTATAGAAAGACCTCTATCTCTTAGCTTTTCATTATCTGTGGTGAATATGATTTCTTCCAAATCTTTCTCTAATATATTCATACATTCCGTATTTAAATTATAAAACCCCTTTACCGTTCGGGATGCAGCCTACTAAGTAAAAGGGTTTAACCAATATTTTTATGTAAGTTTCTGCATCAAACTTGTTGCAAATATACAACTATTTTTTAAAACGGCAAATCATTATCTTCATTTTCTCCAATAGGTTCTAATATATTATCTATAACCTTAGCAGCTTCTTTAACAGCATCTTCAGCCTTAAATACTTTCCATGCTTCAATAGTATTAAAATATTTTGTTTCGCCCTCTTTATTAGTCCACTCGCGACCTCTTAGGTTAATACTAACATTAACAACATCACCAACCTTATTGTATTTAATAACGTTATCTGCTTTATCTTTGTTAGACTGTAATTGAATAGTCTGAGGATATTGCTCTTTAGTTTTTACAACCCATTCTACACAAGTAAAATCTTTGTTAGGAAATGTTTTTAATTCTCCTATTTTAATAATTTCTACATTTTTTAATTCCATTTTTATTTATTTATTAATTGTTTGTAATTACTACGTGTTTTTAACATTCTTACATAAGGGTCTAAACGTGTTTCTTTAAACTCTAATATATCTTTCTCGTTTATCCAGCTAGGAAGCGTTAAAACATTTATATTATTATCTACAACTTTTTCTGGTTCAACAACACCTAATTTTAATAATATTTTATTATAAACGTTTTTATATTTTTTTATTTTTAAATCACCTTCTATTTTACTAAGTGCAAAATTCATAGAACAATGTCTTTGATTAACAGCTTTAGCTATTGAATTATTTGAACTAAAAGAAAGCTCTTTTGCTATTTTATAATACATATATCTGCATATAACAACATATTGTATTCTTGTTTTTTTAGTTATATCAACACCAGAAACATCGTTAACGGCTTTTATAATTTCATTTAATTTCATTTTCTGTATTTATGTATTTTTCTAAACCATTTATTAATACTCTTTGTGCAATTTGGATTCCATGTCTTAGGAACTACTATCTTTTGTATTTTCATAGTTATTCGTTTTTAAGTTGATTCTGTATGCTTATTAAAGTTGATTTAATCACCTCTAATATCTTGCGTGATTCTCTTAGTTCTGGATGCTTTTCATCCGCTTCAACTTTAGCCGCTGCATTAGATTTATTCGATAAATATACAATACTATTCCATTCTTTATAGCTTTCTATGCTAATATTTGTGTATTCATATTGCAAACCTATTAACTTTCTTTGCATCATTAAAAGTGTTTCAGTACTTAAATACTCATCACTTCTATAAGTTTCTATTATATCAACTAAGTCCATTATGATTATCATTTATATAACGCTCTAACTGTAAAGTAGCGTTATTTTTAATTTTAAGTAGGTTTTTATACGATTTATCCTCTTTTAGGTGGTCTACGTTAGGAAACTTTTTATAATGCGTTAGAGAGCTTCCTAATAAGTTTTCTAATGTTTTAATTAAATTATACTCAATTAAATCATTATCTTCAATCTTAACTGTAAAGTTTATTTTTCTCATGGTTATTTACTTAAAGCGTTGCACCATTTACTAATATCATCACCGTAAACAAATCTACCAGTCTTTTCAGAATATGGCAACCATTTATTCTGTTGATTCTGTTTAGTAGGAAGTTTAATAATATCTTTAGAATATAAAAATCTACCAATACCCCACATAACAGCAGCACGTTTAAAAGCATCTGACGCCTCGCCTTTTTGTTTTTCAACTTGGCTTTCAGTGCCGCAGTCTGACTTCCAACACCAAAAACGCTTCATTTCCATATTATCTTTTACGAATGTATGTGTATTTATACCAATGCTACAAAATAAGTTTCCCTTATGTTCTTCAAATTTACATTGCCAGTTTTCAGAACCAACAACTTCATCTAATAAATCTTGTACTTGTCTGCTGTCTATGTATGCCACACATGATGCACCGTATTGATTTGCACTTTGTACACGCCACTTAAATGGTATTTCTTTTTTTAATTCTTCTAAATTCATCTTAATATGTTTTTAATTTGGTTTAATAAATATTTTAAAAAACTTTGTTTGTTTTTTGGTTCTGAATAATAAGGGCTATAAAGTGTTTTTATATTTCCTTTTTTATCATAGGTTATTTCTACACCTGTGTTTAATCTTTTCATATTATTAAATATTAGTATTCCATTTTCTTAATGTTTCCGCTTTACCTTTTATATAGTTAGTTCTACTTTCAATAAACGCATCAACTATAAAAACTTTAGTGCATGGTTTACTACGGTCTATTATAACATTGTTATTACCATGTTGTAGCTTGTATATGTTTAAGTCAGTTTCATCATTGATTTGTCTTAATGCGTCTGTATTAGGTAGTGGTAATAAATCGCTTCTAAAAACGTCTTTATTAAATTGCAGTTGGTTTATTTTCATTTCTTGTAAATGTTTTAGACCATTGGTCTTTAATTAATAATTCGTTTACTAATCTTTCTATTTGTTTTTCTTCGTAAGTAGTTTTCATAATTAATAGTCTTTTATTTCAATTATATCTTTTACATCACAATCACATATTTCAGCGATTTTAAAAACGGTGTTAAATCCTTTTGGAACATCACCCCTTTCCCAGTTTGATAAAGTAGTGTAGTTAAACGTACCACCAATTTTATCTATTAACTTTTTTCTAGTTAGCTTTTCATTGTTCTTAGATTTGTAAATAGCTAACGCTTTATCTACATCTATTTTAATTTGTTTTGCCATGTTAGTATTTTAAAGTTGCATATATAGCCCCCAATCTGAATAGTTCTGAGTTATAATAATATTCTATTGTTGCTATTCCGTTACTCCATTCTATTAATTTAACTTTTAATAAGTCACACGCTTTTTTTAACGCGTCTATCTCTTCTGGTTTGATAATTAATTCAATTTGTTTCATAATATTAAGTTTTAATTATATTACAATATTACAAAAACTTTTTTAATTATCAAAATATATTTGTATAAAATATATGGAATATTTGAGATTATTCCATTTTTAAGGCATAAAAAAAGGCGCAATAAATAAATATCACGCCTTGCTATTAACCAAAATTAAATCTATGAAAAAAATCTTACCACTTCAAATATATAACTTTTTATTTAAATTACAAAGACATTAAGCAATTAATTGCAGTATGACCTCCAATTACTACGCCACATCCTATTGCTGGCTTCTTACCTCGTTTAGCGTATGCCATTGCATAACTATCATGGTTTATGCCACAACCTACTTGCATACCAAACACTCTGAAGTTTTGACCTACAAACCATTGAACGTAACATTGTGTGTGTAAATGACCTTGCACCGTACTCATCATGTCAGCACGACATTTAGTATGAGCAGTTCCACCCTCGCCATGCACATATTGAACATTATCATAAATAACTCTATCTACAAAACGCCATTTAGGCACTTCTAAGACATCTTTATATTGTTTAATCCACTTGCTAGGTATGTTGCTTGTTTGTGCTTTACGCATGATTATACGGTCATGATTTCCAATTGTTACATATGCATTAGGAAACGCATCATACCATCTACTTAATCTATCAATTGCAATATCTAATTCATCAGCACCACCCAATCCATCTGCATCTGTTTCATGGTAAGAACTATAATGATTATCAATAACATCACCTATAAATACAACTTTGTTGCAGTTATATTTTGAGTATGTTTCTTTACAATGTTCTAAATATTCATCTAAACAAAAAGGTTCGTGTAAATCCCCTATTACTAAAACTCTATTTTCTTTTTTAGTAATGTTTTTAAAGGCTTTAAGTTTATTACCTCGTAATCTTGGTCTTATTTCCATAAACGCAATTTAAGAATAAAATTATAAACCTAACAATTTTTTATGTATTAATTCTTCTAATTCGTTTAACTTTTGTTTTTCTTCGTCATCCAACCCATCTTTAGACCATTGACGCTTATATTTCTTTAATCTACGTTCTAAAAAACGTATATCTTTCTTAGACTTATTACCACTTAATAGTAGATTAATCAATCCGCTTATTATTTCTATTGGTTTCATAAAAGAATAAAAGCGGTTTTTACACCGCTTATTTAATTATTTTAAAACTACTTTAGCCTTAATACGACCCCAAATAGCCAACAACGTACCAAACACTTCAGTTAGTTGCACCCATAGTTGGTCGCCTGTTTGTGCTACTAATTCAGCAGCCTCAAAACCATCATCAGCAATACCACCTAAATCTAAAGTTAATTCAGGATTAATAGCCTTAACAATAGTCGGTATAAAAGCAACTAAAATACCTATAATAGTTTTCGATTGATACCATGCTTTAGCGTTTGTAACGCCATCTTGTAAATTACCCATTTTTATTTATTTAATTATTAATTTATTCTATTTCTAAATACACACTTGTTTCACCTTTTAAAGCGTTATGAAAATCTTTCATAGTTTGCTTACTACTTGTTACATCAATATAACCATCTTTATTCATGTCTTTAGGTCGTCTACCTAAAGCAATACATCCATTTAATTGATGCCAATAATTAGAAGCATGAAACTTACACTCGCTTCTATTAGGTACGTTTTTTAATTCCCATAACTTAGTTTTAAATCTAGGAGAGTATTCTAACTCAACTAAGTATCTGCCTTTTGGTACGCATGATACATTACGTTTATTTTCTAACCAACCACGTTCCAAACTAATAGCAGAAAATAAAGGATTAAAACTACTATCAAAAACACTACATATCCCAAGCGTTTGTTTTTCATCCCAATTATATCTTTTGATTTTAACGGTTTTCACAATCTTTTAGTCTTTGTTTTAAAATTTGTATGTCGTGATATTCTTTAGCTTCATTTGCTTTACGTTCTGCAATACGGTCTGCACGTTCTTTATTATAAGCAATTTGTTCTTCATGTCTTTGTTGCTTTTGGTAAAATATAGATGCAGTATTAGTTCCTATAATAACACTTATCATCATTGGGATAAAGTTTCGCCACTTCATTATAAAAAGTCCTTCTTGCGTTTCTTTAATCATCTTTTTTGTTTATAGTTTTATCGTTTTGCATTAATCTAAACCATTTAAAAGCAGTGTAGCCAATAGATACCACAAGAAGAATAATTTTAAGAACATCAACAATATCCGTAAGCGATAAGGTAAACGCCCCAATATTGATAGCGTATAATTTAAAGTCATCCATTTTAATAATTTTTTCCACAATTTATGTGCTGTTTAAGGTTGGTTATTTTTAAATTTTTTAAGCAGAAACCCAAGCTGTGCCATTATAAAATACTGGACAAACCACAGCTCCACCACCAGTAAGTGTGCCTAAATATGTTGGAGCAGTCGCATCTGTTACAAAGGCTCTATCACCTTGTGTTGCTGTTGGTAATGTTGCAACTGTATAACCAGCAGTTCTAACTGTTCCAGTAGCTATAAAATTACCAGTTGTTCTTTCAAATGTGAATTTAGTTCCAGTACCAGCTTGTCTAATATATAAATCCCCAACATCTAAATCTAAATAACTATTAATTCCGTTAGAAAATACACCTAATGTATCGCCTCCGGTTGTTCCAAAATATAATCTAACGCCAGTATTAAAAGTCACAGGACTATCAACTGTATCTGTTAAATATAATGTGTCAAAATAAGTCTTTAATGTAGATTTTACCAAAGACCACAAACTCTTTTTAGATGTTCCTTGTGGACTTGATGTAGTATCACTAACATCTATAACGTGTATTAAATCCGCATCATCAAATGATGATAAACTGCCTTTATCTGTTAATTTTTGGTCTGCCATTTTTTTAATTAAATATATAATTATTGCTATCGTTAAAAATAAAATTATTATCATCCATGAAATTGTATGTATTTACTTCGTTGTAGATTTCAAATCCTACACTAAGTAAATTGTTAATGTAAGCTGCTTGGTATCTCTCTTTAGAATTTATTGAAACCCTATAACCGTTAAATTCGCTTTTAGAACCGCCTGAAACTAATTCTAATGAGTTTATTTCAGCACCATTATATAAACCACCTATTTTTAAAGAACCGTCGTTAAACTCAACTATGTATCGCAAATCAATGTTACGTAACGTGTTTAGTTTTATAGTTGTTGCTAAGTCTTGTTTTGTTAATGTAAAACTTAACTCTTGATTATATAAAATTCCGTTTTCGTCGTTTTGGATATTCTCATTAAAAGAACCCCCTTTTATTTCGTACTCATGAATAGTGGTTACTGGAAAAGATGTTAATTCAACACCTTTTTCTCCTACTATTTGGCTATAAGCATAATTAACATATTTAAACAAATAGACTTTTTTAATGCCACCTATATTGTTATAACACGTTAATTCATTCCTGCCTTTTGTTAATATGCTCATAGTGTTTTTTTAAATACAACTTTAGCTTTTCTAAATTCTCTTGCTTAACTTTGTTGTATCTTATTCTTTTTTTATCGCTCATAAATTATCTCCAAAAAATAAACCGCTTATTGTTCTTAACCCTGTCTTTGGGTCTATGTCATAATCTTCATCTTGTGAATCATCATATTCAGCAACATTAACATCGCATAAATATCTTTCTAGTCTAGCAATATATGCATCTGCTTTGCTTTGATACGCTTTCGCTAAACTATCAATTTCGTCTTGTGATGCACTTTCGCTATTATCTGCTAAATGTTTATAAAGCCCTTTATTAGAAACCCAAACAGAACCAAGTTTAACATATTCAGCAAATACACTATGCCACATTACTTGTTTTATGTAATCATTAAACATAGTTAAATAAACACCAGATAAAGAATCATTATCAAAGTCTGTTAATATTTTTTCATATAGTTTAGTTCCTAATACTGGTTCTAATATTAAATCTTGAACATCAATGATTAGATTAGTGTATTTATCAGGGTCAACATTACCACCCATAGGTGTATTCTTTGCTATCTCGCTTGATGTTATTAAATAAATATCTGTCATTGTTTTATTTTCTATATAATGGGTCTAAGCTCCACCAATTATTAAAAGGGTTTGCCGATTGTGCTACTTTTGGGTCGTTTTGCTCCCATTTAGCATCAGCTCTATCTTCTGGTTCTAATTTTAATATTAGTTTTCTAGCTTCATTAACACTAATGTTTTTATTTCCTTTCTTTAAAAATATGACACGTTTCCACCAATGCTTACAATTAACACCGCCTTTATATAAAAACACATTGTAACTATTCTTTCCTTTAGGTGCAAAATCTTCATTATAAACAGAATTAAAATCTAAATCTTCAGCACGATATACTTTTTTAGCCTTTATTACTTTATTGCAAAAATCACGTTCACCTTCTGGATTGCCTGCATATTCATAACGTATTTTAAAAAGACTTGTATCTTGACCACTATTCTTTTTAGATGTTTTTGGTGTTGATGCAAATTGAAATATTGTGTTTAATTCATTTTCTTTTAATGTCATTTCGTGACAATCACGATAATCTACTAACTCCCATTCATCTTCATTAATATCCTCGCCTAACTCAATCAAATCATCTACATTAACACAATCAGAACTTAATTCAATATCTTCTTCAGTTGTATTTTCTTCTGCATCTACCGTATCATCAACAGGCGTTTCTTTTTCTACTTGTTCAGTAGATTTATATGTTTCTCTTAAAGGTATAAATGCTAAATCAGTATCTAAACCGTTTAATTCTATAATAGAAGCTAATTCATCAATAAATAACCCTTGCTTTGGTGATACTTGATAATCTTGTATCATTCTGCTTTGTACATCTAATTCGTCTGCATTACTTGATAAACCATTAGCTGTTGCAATACCAAATAAGTTAGGGTAAGCACCATGACCTGTTATTAATTGTTGTCTTGCTTCTTGCACTAAAAATTCCCATTGATTATGAGCATCATTAACTTCTAATGGTGCAATAGTAACTTCAGCTTCTTTACTATCATTAAATGATATAATAAATTTACCTGCGTTAGAACTACCTGTTAATTTATCTTTTATTTTGTTTTCAATTTCTTGTTTTTCTGCATCTGTTAAATCACCACCATTATTAAAGTTAATTATATAACCAAATGATAAACCTGATTTAATATGGTTTATAAAAAAGTTAGATATTTCTTCTTCTAAATCTGCATATTGTAAAGCTGGTAAATAATCAGGGTCAGAAAAATAAAACTTTCCAGCACTATAAGGTCTAACAGATTTAACCATTAATGATTCTGTCATCTTACCATTAGAAACGGTAAACGATGGATAAAATTTAGGTGGGAATTTTGTTGGATTAGTCCAGTCGTCACAATACCAAACACCATTGATATTACCGTCTTTATCTGCTTTATCCATTCCTAACTTATTAGTAGGTAAATGAAGTATTTGAGCAACACCACCACCTTTAGCACGTAAAACCTGCATATCGTATTGACCGAATGTTTGTAAATCAGCAATGCATTTTTTCTGTTCTCTTTTTGGGAATATTTCGTTTAACTCATCGTAAAGTATATCGTTCCCATTTACTACAATCCCTTTACCGTAAATAAGTTTATTATATGTGTCTATAATAGCCTTATTTGTAGGTGAGCCGTTATATCTGTCTATAACATATTTAAAGAAACTATTATACTTGCCGTTTAACACCCATTCAACACCCAAACGTTCCTCAATAGGCGGTTTAACGTAATTAGATAACTGTATTAGAGTTATATTATTCTTATTGTACTTAGACATTTATTTTATATTTTTGTGTAACTTGCGAAGTGGCAAACGCTTTCCCACGCCATAAGACTTCATCATTTAAAATACCATCAAAATTATATAGTGTTAATCTGAATGTTTCATTATTATTAGCTGTGAACTCAAAACCAACATTTATAGAAACTGTATCTAAAGCTGGTGTTGTCATTATTTTTGTAATAGGTGGTAAAAGTCCTGTATCTGTATAATAAGATACAGTTTCCATTGTATCTTCATTGTATATTTTAAGAAGATAATATGTTGCTAATGAGCGTGGTGTTATTTCAAACTCTTGAACATCTGTATCAGTGTTAAATATCTTCATATTATAATAACAATAAAAATGTGTTTTTGTTTTAAAAAAAAAGAGCAAACAGAACGTCTACTCTTTTAAGAAAAATGAAAATAAGAAAAATTAAGGTGTTACATTCGTCACACTTACTAAAGCGTCTAATGCTGTTATTGTTGCAGCGTCTAAATAAGGAGCTACATCAGTTTCAGTTGCTGTAAATGTTAGGTTATAACCGTTAAATTCTGCTTTAGCACCACCTGAGATAATGTCACCAGTACAAGCTGTGCCATCTGATATACCCATTATTTTATAGTTATCCATTCTGTCCTGAACTACTACAATTGGTCTTGCTTTTATTACTAATGCTAATTCTCTAGCACTCGCTAATGTTTGTTTCTTTAATACAACCGCTAAAGACTGTTCGTAAGTACTAGTACCTGCGTTTATGTCTTGTGTAAATGGCTCGTTAAATGTATTACCGTCTGCTAACAATTCATATTTGTAAACAGCAGTAATCGCCACGTTTATAGCTGTTGCTTCGTTACTCGTAACGGTAAAACTATCCTCAATGTAATCTAGCAAATAAATGGCTTTTAATCCACCAATCGCATCGCTACATGGTTCTGTTCTTCCGCTTGTTAATACACACGCCATATTATTTATTGTTTTAAAAAAGGCGACGAATTAACACCGCCTTTATATTATTTATTTACTAGTTTCCTGCGTTAGTGATACCGTAAGTAATCACATCTTCTGGATTGGCGCAAACCACACCATCAGCCCATTTCATAACAACGTTTACATTGTTAGAACCATCTAAAGGTGATTGGTCGATAACATCAACTCTTTGAGCATCACCAGCCGAACCTACACCATACCAAAGGTTTTCAGCGTAAGTAGCAAACATTACATCATCAGAAAGACCTGAACAATGGATTAATGGAACGCCTTGAAAAGTTAATCCAGCTCTACGCTCATTAAAAGCATCATAAGCTCCTAAAGCTGCTTGTGCTTGAATATAAAACTTATATGCTGCTGTTGAAATTCTAATTGCAAAAGATTCTTTAGAAAATAAAGCACTTGAAGCTGCGTCAATTACTTTTTCTAATTCAGCTACAATATTAGCTTTAGTTAAAGTAGTACCAGCAATTTCATAACCAGTAGGTTGCAACGCTTCGCTTGTAAATAATGCCTCAAAACCGTTAAATTCTCCTTCTGTTGCAGCAGCACCTTGCCATATAGTGTTTTCTCTTGATTCTGCTACTTCAGCACCTACTAAACTAACTAAGTAGTTAGCGAATTCTGAAGCTAAACCTGCGTGAGCAGATGCAGCCATTTTATCAAATGTAGGTCTGTAGTTAGACTTGCATAATTTAGTATTAACCTCAAATTCTTCTACGGTTAAAACTCTCTCGTTTCTTGTGATAGTTCCTACATCTGTAAAATCACAAGTGCTATCTGCTATAAGACCTGATAAGTTAACTCGTGGTAAATTCCACTTGTAACGAATCCCATCCATTAAATCAACACCACCGTTTACGATAGATGTTGGTTCTTTTAATACTGCTGAAAAATACCTACTTGCGGCTTCGCCAGCATAATTTGAACTAATTGTTTCTGTTGTTGCCATGCTTTTTTTTAAATTATTTTTTTTGTTTTTATGCTTCGGAAGCCCAAATGCCAGTAGAAAATGTTACCACCCATGCACCTGTTCCTGTTGTTCCTGTTGATACTAGTGTAACACTGTTTCCAGTTGTTGCAGTAGATTTTGTGTTAATTAAATCTTTATTTACAACACCACTTAACTCTACTACTGAAGCGGCTAGTGTTATTGTTCCGTTTATACCGTCGGCTGCTGCTGGTGATATTGTTATAATGTTGTTTCCGTCAGCACCACTGTTTACAAAAGTGTAAGTAGTTCCTGCTGGAGCAGCGTCTGATGAAGCTCCAAGACCTAAACTTCCCACTGGTGGTAATGTTACTGTTAAAGCGTCTGTTGCGACAAGGTAAATCTTACCACTATCACCAGAACTTAATGTAGAACTAGCTGTAACTGTTTCTACTTGCTCTCTAGCTCTATCATCGCTATTTGATGTATAATAAATATTGGTTGCCATTAGTTAAATACTGTTTTATTTAATGATTCAAAAACTCTTGCTTTAGTGTCTTTAAATCTGTTAATTGGTTGTTCTATTACCTCTACCTTAGATTCAGGATTAGCTTTAATAGGCGCAACTTCTGGTTGCTTTGCTAATTCTGTTTCTAATTCTTCAATCTTTTCGTCTTTAGCTTTAACTTCTTCTTTAACCTCATCAACAACTTCTTCTTTAGAAAGTTCTGTTTTTAAAGTTTCGATTTTAGTGTCAACTTCAGACTTAAATTCCGCCATAATTTCTTTTATAGCTTCCATCATGTCGATTTGAGGTTTTTCAGTGTTCTCAGTTACTTCTGCAACCTCTTCTGTTTTAACCTCGATTTCTTCAGCTTTAACATCTTCTACTTTCTCAGATTCACTAGAAAAAGAAAAAATGTTTTTAAGCTCGTTTAAAAAATCTTGCTTAGTCATATTTATATTTGTGTTTAATTTTAACTCTTGTAATCCTAATAAAGCATCTATTGAAAACCCTTTAAAAGTTCCGTTAGTTGCTTGTTCGTATATTTCTGGTGATACTTTAGCCATAGTTACCCATGTGCCTTTTTCGTATTTCTTACCGTATAATGCAGATTTATCAATAGCTGGGTTTTCTACTTGCCATGATTCTACAAAAGAAACATCAGATAATTGTACCTCATGTTCAGCACTTGAATTGTTTTGGTTTCCTTTAGTAATAAAATCGTGTGCTAATTGCCCTATTGTATCACTTGTAAAAGTTATATAGAACTCATTACCGTCAATGTTTCTGTATATTTTCTTTTCAGGAATAAGAACAGCACCTAGTAAAAGCCTTTTAGCTTCGTCTACTGCTGCAAACTGTAATTCTGCTTTTTGTTCACTTAGTGCAATCCACTCATCCTCCATAGCTGGGTTTTCAACTAAAGAAATACCATAAACACCTTGCGAATCTTTATTATTATAAATAGCTTCGTACACTTTCATATATTAATAACAATAAAAAATACTAGTCGTTATAAAAATGAATATTTTTTTTTTGTATATTGCGATATTACACATAACAATAAAATATGATTTGTTTTAATAAATTATATTGACTGTTATGTGTTTTAAATTAAAAATTATGAATATAGAAAAAGCCTTATCCCATTTTGAATGGAAATTTAAAAACTCTTGGAAACCAACAAGTAAAGATATAGAAGCATATAATTCTATTTTAGAATGGAAAGAATTACAAGAAAGTATTGTGTTTCAAGAAAATGAACTACTAGCAAAGTTATGGATTGAAAAACTAATAACTTTAAGTGAAACAAAAATGTATTCTGGTGAACGTTCAATTCAAGTAATTGATGAAATATTAAACAAATCGGTATATGAAATGGTGTGTATCTTAAAATCTAAACTAAGTGTAATGCGTTTTAATGCGATATTAAACGAAAACGACATACTTAATCAAATAGATATTTTAAATGAAGATAAATGGCTTAGTGCTGCTAATAAAATAATTGATAATAATCCCGATAAATTAAAAGACGCTTTAATAGACGATATAAAAGAAAAAAATGTTATTAAATTTGTAGAAAAACAGATTAATAGAATTATAAATAAATATGAAAAATAAATAATATTATTTGTTTTATCCTATTGTAGCGGTTTCTGTTATTTGACGGTCAAGCGCTTGACGTGTTGACATTTCAGTACTTACTACATAAGCACGTAAAGGTTCGTCTTGTTGTTGTAATGTCTGAGCTAGTTGATTAGTTCCCGAAGTACCCACTACATTAAAAGATGGTGCTTGTTGTTGCGCTCCGAATCCACCACCACCTCCAATATTAGGCTTTGTTTTACCTGAAGAATCTGTTGAAAGTATTTTAGCTACGTTTGCAAATCCAGCAACACCAACAGCAGCAGCGTTTACAAATCTCAATGTTTGTGTGGGTGTAAAATCAGTTGTTTCAGCTAATGCTTTGTTTATACCTAAATATGTTGATAATACAGCTTGTGTTAACGCTATCCCTTTAGCAAATGCAGAACCTTCTTCTGCTAAACCACTTAAAGCATCTAAAACATTAAAAGCAGTATCTATTTTGTAATCAGCTAAAGCCCTTTCTATAATAGCCTCTTCATCGGCTCTATTTCTGTTTATTTCTATTAGCTTATCAGCTACTATTTGAGCGTTTTCTATTTCTGCTAATTGAGCTGGTTTTAATTCACCGCTAACAACAGAAGATACTTGTCCTCTAACAACACCGTCACCAACAGTAGCATCAGATTCAGGGTTTTGTGCTTTAAATACTTGGATTTCTAACTCAACCTGCTTTTGTTTAGCGTCATTTATTCTTTTTTGTAACTCTAAGGTCTTTTCATTTGTTTCTAACTGAGAAACAGCTTCTAATGCAGCAGCTTTAGTTGGGTCAACTATTCGTAAGGTTTCAACTTTAATCTTTTCCCATATAGTAAGCTCTTTTGCTAATGCTTTTTCATTTTCTAATTGCCATTCTAGTTTTTCAATTAAAACACCGTTTATTTCTTGCTCCTGAGCTAATAAAGCTAATTTTTGCTTTTGTAATTCTTCGTTAGACCTACCTTCTAACTCGTTTAATTCCATTCTCTTATCAAGAATAGATATTTGTTGGCTTAATTCGTCTGAAACAGATTCTAATTGTGATATTTGTTTGCCTAATAAGAAATTAGTATCACTAACAGCTATTTTTATCTCATCCCAGTAAGCAATAACAACGCCTAAAGCAACAACTAAAGCACCAATACCTGAAGCAATTAAAGCTGTTTTAGTAGCCTTTAAATTAGTATTAAATAACTTACTAGCCTCAGCAGCATCACGAATACGGGTAGCAAGACCACCAGTAAACGCATCTAAAGTAGATATTGCACCACCATTATCGCCAACTTTCTTTAATCCACCGTCTGCTTTTTTAGCTTCACTATCAACTTTGTTTAAATTTTTATCTAAAGACTGTAAATCCTTGTTTATTTCATCTAAACCAGTTTCGGTTACTTTTATGTTAACTTGCTTTTCTACTGCCATGCTTTCGCTCTTTTACGTTGTTCCCATGCTTCTTTAAAAGAAGTGGTTAGTTTATATTTACCTTTGGCAATATCTACACGCTCTGAAACGTTGTATAAATCGCCTATTTGTAGCATTTGATGTATTAATTCTATCATAACGCACCGTTATTTAATCTATGTATGCTTATTTGACGTTTAGCTATCGTAACAGTTCCGCTATCAGTTTTTAAAAATATTTGACCACTATTCGCTACAAAATTTGATAAACAAAAGATTGGGAAACCTATACTTACAGTATATGGTGGAGTTTTACCAGTACCAATTATTCTTTCCACAATTACTATTGTTGGTGTTGCACTACCACCAATATCTAATTCAAATACTATTTCTGATGGTGAACCACTTTTTGCTGTAATTCCTAAATCAATTCTAAGTGTGTAACCATCGCCTAAATTAATTGGTGTTATTAAGTCATTTGTAGTATCCCAAAGTTCACCAGAACCTCTTATTTCACGTGGTAAATAGTCAGAATTAGATGTTGCACCAGCACCATCTATTGATAATTTTTGCGTTGTTGTTGTTATTACTTGTGTCGGTGTTGTTGTTTCACCATCCACATAAAAACCCCAACCACCTACATTATACAACTCCGTAAAGTTATCATTTGTCTTATCCATAGCGGTTCTTAACGGGTCACCTGTTCCATCGTTTGCCGAAGCACCTATGTTTATTGTTTGTTTAGCCATTATCTACTGTTATTGTATTGTTATCTACTGTTATTGTATTACTATCTACTGTTATTACTGTTATTAGTGCAGCTAATTGTGTTATTGTATATGAAGGGTCATTGATACCATCTACCATTTGTATTTGCATATATCTAGTAGAACTTATTGTATTTGCATCTATATCAAACGATATATTTGAAACGCTACCAACTGAAGTTCCTGTTGTAATTGTAACCCATGAAACACCATCACCTGTGTCTACTTTACTTGCCGTAATACCATCAAGACCAATGTATTTGAAGTCATCTAATTGTGATGAACTTGAATATATTTCACCTATTGGTTGTATTGTAGATGTGTTTAATGTGTCACTAGCTAAAGGAGCATCATAAATATCGTTTATTAACTCTAGTTTTTCAGTTTGTTCTGTTAAATTAGTTGTTATACTGTTAATAATATATCTACGGTCTTTTATAATAAGTCTGTCATTCAATTTAAGCGTGTTTTTTAACCATAATGGTAACTTAGCACTAATATCATATAAACGTCGTTTAGAACTGAATATGTCACCTATGTAGTCGTTGTAATACCTATCATACAAAGTATCTTCATATACTTCATATGTATATTCATTTACTACTGAATTAAAATTTAAATTAAAAGACGCTACATCCATTTCTTTTGAATGACTTGGCATTAATAAAGTAGTGTTTATTTGACTATAAGCACCAACACTATCATTAAAACCAATAGGATTAGAAGATACATTAACACTTGGTAAATACATTAAAAATGGCTCTCCTACTTGTGTGTTAAAATCCTCATCAGCCATCAAACCATACTGTAATGTTGTTTCTGTATTAGTGTCTAAATCAAATAATCTTTCAAATACAGGGTTTTCAAATATACTTTCAATTTCTAAAGTAGTACCATCAATAAGTTCGCCACTTTCATCTTCTAACCTATATTCTAAATTACCATAACCTATGTTATTATTTTGTTTGTATTCATTAGCTAATATACTTTCGCTTTCTTTAAATTTAAAGTTCAATATATTGTATATATCACTTTTCTTAATTGTCTGGCTTTTAGTGTCTACATAGGGTGTTATGTCGTATATTTGCCCTTCTGAATACCATGACTGTAAATCGTTAATATATAAATCGTCGTCAACTGGCGTTATAACTAAATTAAACATCTTAATTAAACCAGTTAAAAAGTCATAAACCTTAATATCTTTTATTTGACTTGTTATATTAGCGTTTAAGTCTATTGATTGATTAGGATATGAATTATTAAATACTGCTATATTAGGTATTAAAGGATAATCAATATATGCTTCAGTAGTTGCGTCAAACTCAAAATCAACTTCTGTTATAACAGTTGCTTTACAAGTGTAATCTGTTGGAACTACTTGAACCTCCCCTTTTTTTGTTTTCGTTCCTATAAATGTATTTGTGTTTTCATATACAGTAGCACCATTAACTTCTAATTTTATCTTATAAGGGACTGTTGTAAACCCAGCTTTTGGTGTTATAGTTGTTTTATAAACAAACACATCGTTAGAAATAGAACTTTCTCCTACCGTTGTGCCACTTACATCTTCATATTCTTTAACACCGTTTAATAATGTTTCAGATTTATCATTATAAATATTAACATATATTTGCTTGAATATTTCAGTTCCAAAAAAGTTTTCAGTAAATGTTAAACCATACTTTTCAGTTATAGCTTGCAATATCAATTCAAGTCTTAACGCTGGTCTTAGCTCATTCCATTCAACACCCGCTGTTTTACTAGCGTTATAAGCTATGTCACATAATACATCTGTATTAGTGTCTGTTGTTGCACTGCTATCATAAACCCATTGACGCTTATAACTAATAAAAGGATAACAAACCGCTTTTGTATATGTATCACCGTCAAAAGTAAAATCTAAACCAGTTGTTAAACCTGTTTGAACGTTAGCAGAAGTATAATCATGATTAAAGTTATCTAACCATTCTAAATCTTTTAGTTTGTCATCACCTAATAAATCTTTAACTTTAATTGTATTGCCATAAAAAACTAAACTATAACTTTCTGGATTGTTTTCAGTCATTACAACATCAACTAAAGAAATCTTACCAACTTTAAATGTTAAAGTATCTACATTTATAACAGCGTCTTTACGTATTCTAGCATCAAAACCACCATCTACATCAGCGTTATAATACTGTTTGAATATCTTGTTATTTCTTTTGGAAGCTGGCACTTTAAAAGATTGACTAAAGTCCATAAACAATTTAGATATATCTTTTACATCTTGTACACTTGACTTAATAGATATTGTTTCATCATCAAATATATCTAGCCTTTCGCCTTCTATGAATATAGTAACTGCCAATTATATGTTATTTATAGTATTAAAAGCATAATCAAACTCTATTGTATAATTAATTACTTTATCGTTTGTTCTAGTTTTATAATCAAAATTAGTTGATGTTACATTTACAGGAACGAAAGAACTGTTTTCATAAAAATATACATTCTCGCTCAACATTAACTCTTTAAACAATTCATTTTCATCTTCTGTTAAATAACCACTGTTTAGAGTAATCTTTTCATTACCATAAACATTATAGTCTTTTATTTGATGTTTAGATATATCATAAGTACCACCCTCGATATAATTGTTTTTAAATTGTTTTCTTTGAACGCTTAAAGATTCTTTACGCTTCTTAAACATTGTGACGTTTTCAAACGCACCATATCTATTCTCAAACACTACATTAGTAGGTGTATATCTACACTCGTCTATAATCTGATAAGTAAACGTATCGCCACTAGGATTAGCTGTTATTAATATATTGTCATCAGTAGTAGCTTGACTTACATCAACACAAACGTATTGCACATATTCAGTCGCACTAAATCCAGTAGACACCGTTAAAGTATCGTTTATAGTACCTAAATCACTATCCACATCGAAACTCGTTATATTTCCATTATTAACAAAAGGCAATATTATAAAACCTGTTCTATCTACTTTCCTAAAATCACAAGATGTTAATACTTCATTGTCTGGCGTTGTTGGATTTGCACCCTCTTGCATATAACCATAACCATCTAAAGCAACCCCTGTGCTTTCTATATCTGGTATAGTTTCAACTGGGTCTGTATATGTAACCGTATAACTAAACCAAACAACGCTATCATCACTATTATCTACTATTTGGCTATCACTAGTTAAGTCTAATACAGGTGTAGGTGTGACATAATCTCTTATTGTTTTAGATATATCTATATTAAATTCTTCAAAGTCTACACTAGGTCTTAATGTTGTTATCGTTCTAGTCGCTGAGGCTGGCGGTATATTAACATCACTACTCCATATAAATATTTCAATAGTTGCTTTTGTTGTTGTAGAATAAATAAAAGGTACGTTTACATAATGTGGCGACCTTGTTAGTATTGCACCTACATTAGTAGGCGATGGTGCTGGCGGTTCGCTTACCACAACATAACCTACCTTATTTTCAGCATCAGAACCACCACTATTAGTCGCTGTTAATTGTACGTCATAAGTTCCTGCGTTAGTGTATATCTTGCTAGGGTTTTGACTTGTTGAAGTTCCACCATCGCCGAAAGTCCAAGCCCATGACGTAGGTGTATTTGTAGACGCATCTATGAATGTTACTGTTAATGGTGCTGTACCTGTTAATGGTGTTCCACTAAATGCCGCTACTGGTGCTGGTGTAGATGCGTTGTCTACAACATAAGTTAGCGCACCCGTGTTCAAGCCTCCAGCTCTAGGATTGCCAAACTCTTCACCTGCTGTTTCACTTTCTATTAATACCTCATTTGTATTTTGAACAGCAGTAACATAACCCGTTGGGTAGTCTAAATCAAACGCCGCTTTAAAATTTATTGCCGCTCTCTCTCCTGCGCTACCTGTTGGCGTTCCTGTTGTTACTTCAAATGCTGATGAGCGTGTTGTAACCCACATCCAAAAACCACCCTGATATGTGGACGCTCCTAGTGTTGTAATAAAGTCTAATGTATCACCACTAACCCAATCATTTGTAAACGTTATCGTTACACTGTTAAATGTAGCCATTTATTTTTTCTTTTGTTAATTCTAATTCGTAATGTTGTGTTGATTCTATACCTAATGCTAATGTGTATATTAAACCACCATCAAGACCAATCTTTATGTCTGTTACAACTCTAAGTAATTGTTCTGGTTCTGTAACTAAATAAACAGGACTCCCTAACTCGTATTTATTATCAATTAACATCATCTATTATCTTTTAAAGTAAGTTCCATAAAGTTTTCTACATCTAAAGCGTATGCATCAACAACTTCTTCTGGTAATGACCTAAATGCTTGTTCAAACGGTGTTTCAAAAAACTTAGTAGGTTTAATACCATACTTAAATATATGATTCTGTAATGCAAACGCACTACTTTTTCTATCTCTTGCTAAAAACTTTCCTGTTTTTCTTTTAAGCCATGTTTGTAAAAACTTAACAGGTGGCTTTTTATTTTTATAACTAAATGGTGTGCTATATTTCTTCTTAGTGCCTGAAACACCTTGGTCTATAAACGGTAAGTAATCTTCAGCACTTATTGATGCTTGTATAGAGTTTTTAGAAACTTTTACTTTGTCAGCTTTTATTGAGCGTTTTAAACTACCCGATGCTTTAGGTGCTTTCTTTCTAGCCTCTCTAGCAACATAGTTAACAAAGTCTTGTAATACTTTTTCTAATTCGTTTGTTTCTAACATGACTTAGTATAAATATCAGGCACGTCTACCGTCCAAGTTTCTTGCCAACCATCTAAAGTGTTTTCTTTTGCAAAAGACAAAATATTTGCTGCTGTTGCACTCGTTATAGTTACATCTGAACCATTTATGTTTTTTACTAATTTGTTTTGTGCTTCTTTTAAAATACTTCGTGTTTCGTTCCAATTATCATGTCTGTTATCATTTAGCCAAAACTTATCGTTAATAATTTCCTTGTTAATATCACGTATATCAACAACCGTTACTTCAACATTATATCTAACTACTGCTGTGGTGTCTAAAGTTATAAAAGGACTATCTAAAACGTTAAGATGAACCAAAGGATATAAATTCTTTTTATTAATATCTATATCATCATCGCCTGAAGTTGTTACAGTATTAACCCTAGCATCTTCTTCAAACGTGTCTTTTATAGTTGTTATTAACTTGTAGTATGTATTCATTATTTATACTGTTAAATAATCATCGTCGTTTATAATAACACCAGCTTTGGCTAAATCTTCTTTCCACTTATCATACTTGTCTTGTTTGTACTCTTTAACTGTTTGATGTATAGTTTCCATTACTTGATTAGGCTCTATAACACCATAAGCAGAAGCATCTGTTTCTAAATCTACTTTCTTAGCTATAAAGTAAGTTCTTTCTAAAGGATATTCTATTTTCTTGTTTGCCATAATTATTTATTTATTAAGCAGCACCACCATCTGTGATAGCACCCCATTTTGATATTAAACTTGTTCTTGCTGCTTCAGCTGCTCCACCACTCGTATATGTAGAACCACCAAAATCAACCGTTCCACTGTAACTCATTACTCCTTGTGCGTCCCAAGCGATTAAAAGAGCGTCATAATTTGCAGTAGATAAGCCAGTTGCAGTTTGCATAAATCCAACAAAAAGTGTTACCTGAGTAACTTGCCAACTGCTAATATCTTGGTCAAATGAATCTGCATTGTAAAAAACATTTCTCATATCTATAATAGAAGAAGTGTCCCATGAGTTTAAAGGTTGGTTAAACACATCACAATCTCTAAACATTCCTTGAATTATCGTTACATTTGAAATATTCCATGAGTTTAAAGGCTGATTAAAAGCATTATTATTAAAAAAGAAAGAATCCAAAGACTCAACATTTGACATATCCCAATCACTTATATCTGTATTAAATCCTAATGCAGATGTAAACATTTTGTCCATGTCAGTTAGAACGTTTAAATTTGGTTTATCCGTAGCTGTTAAAGTTGTAATAAACTCACATCCTCGAAAACTAGAATCAAAACTTGTCCAAATATTAGCACCCCAGTTTTTAATATCAATTAATTTGTTTTTATCACCGCCATTATTAAAATTAATATGAGTACCACCAGTTACCTTAACTTCATAAGTACTAGCAATTGAATAAGTATGCGTTTGCGTTCCGCTTTGTGCTAAGTCTGTGTTTCCATCACCCCAATCAACATCGTAAGTACCAGTAATCATCGGTAATGTAAATTGGTCGTTATTAGACGTACCGACATTGTCCGTTTTAACAGAAATTATAAATTCTGGTGCATACAATGTACAACCACTATCTAATCCACCATCTATAATAGCTCCCCATTTTGTAACTAAAGATGCTCTAGCTATCTGTGCAGCTTCACTACAATATTTGAATGTTCCAAAAGTAGCTGTGCCAGAATAAGACATAGCACCTTGTGCGTCCCACCCTATCAATAAAGCATCATAGTTAGCTGTTGACATTCCATCACAGTTAGAAAACACTCTAAGTATTTGCGTAGCTTGGTTTATATCCCACCCACTTATATCTTGGTCAAAGGTGTCGTTATCTCTAAACATATCAGCCATTAAATTAAATGCTGTTGTTGTCCAACCACCAATATTAGTTGTGTTAAAAGCTAATGCGCCTCTAAACATACTTGTTGTGTTACTTACACTTGAAACGTTCCAAGCACTTAAATCTTGATTAAATGCTAAACAATCTCTAAAAAGGTCTGTCATATTTGTAACGCTTCCAGTACTCCAAGATGAAATGTTACCATTGAAATTAGTGTTTTTATAGAATACACTCGACATAAGCAATGCGCTTGATGTATCCCAAGAATTTAAGTCTTGATTGAAATTAGTACAACCGTAAAACATTAAACTAAATATATCAACTATTGAAACATCCCAATCGTCCATGTTACTAACAGTTGTTAGATTTGTACACCCTCTAAACATTCCTTGTAAAGTTGGATTCGCACCTGTTAAGCCACTTAAATCTGGCGTATCTGCTGGAGTTACTGCTGTTAAAGCGGTACAACCTTCAAAGGCATCTAGCATGGTCGTCCATTGACTTGTTCCCCAATTTGAAATGTTTAATAATTTTAAACAATCACCACCATTATTAAAATACATTTGTGTTCCACCAGTTACTTTAATTTCATAAGTACCAGCAGACGAATATGTATGAGTTTGCGCACCGCTTTGTGCTAAATCAGTATTACCATCCCCCCAATCAACGTCATAAGTACCAGCTACCATAGGTAGCGTAAATTGGTCATTATTAGACGTACCAGCATTGTCCGTTTTAACAGAAATTATAAATTCTGGTGCACCACCACCACCACCTTTAGGTTTCCAACCTTGCGAACTAATACCTATGCCAAAACCAATACCTCCCATATTATTGTAGTGCTATTATATCAGTTGCAGTTGTTCCAGCAGTATTTACTTGTTTTACTACACAAGGGAAAAAACCAACTGGTACTGCTTTGAAAATTATCGCAGAAGTATCGCCTTGTAGTATTACCTCTAAATCACCTGATACACCAACGTATAATGCCTCGTTATCAAGTGTTTCATTTCCAGCTAACGCTAATGTTCTGCCAGTAACTGCGAAGTCTGGTCTATTTGCAAATTGTCCCATTATTTAATTTGTTTTATTTATTATTATTGTTCTATTTCTATGTCTGGGTTATACATATTTATATGTTGCGTAACCCCGTTTTGTTTTTCTTTATAACTATAAACCAACTCTATATATTCAGATTGATTATATGTATCGTCGCTTATGTATATCATTTCTTTTTCTTTATTAATTCACTTTCTAATCTATTTTTATCCGCTTCAAAACTTAGAAACATTAACGCCTCATGTAATCTTAACTTACCGACATCATTGAATTTAAAGATATCCCCTTTCGCAAGTCCGTAATAGTTTTGATACCAACCCCATTTTGCTCCAAAGTTTGTAATATCTTCTTGTCCTTTACCGCTTCCTGACCTATGTAATTCAGGGTATAATTCAACAAGTCGTTTTGCAAAGTCAAAAAAAAATCAATAGCTCCTAACATTATATCTAAAGGAACGTCTAAACTATTGCCTTCGCCTTTATAATCTTCAATTAAATACTTATCACGCTTCTTTACAGTTATTGGTCTATACATAACAGCAGCAGCTTTATCAAACGTTTTAACGTCTTTTAATAGCGTATCAATATCTGCTTGTTCGTCTAATGTAATATCATCTAACTTAGGTATAAAACCATATTCCACACCGTTCATTTTAAAACGCTCTACAAACTTAGGTTTTTGTTCTAATGCTTTTTCAATCGTTTCTAGTGCATCGTTAAAGTCGCTCTTTTTCATCTTACCAACTAAAGATTCATCAATGTTACAGAATATACTAATAGTCTTTCTGTTGATATAATCTACATCTTCATTGTCTTTAGTTGCTTCTATAAACTCTTTATACTGTGATAATTTAATATCGTTTAGAGTTGTGGGTATTCGCAAACTTAATTTCATAATATACCTAGTTTTTCTAATTCTCTTTTTTCTAAGTGTTTTCTTATCTTATTACTCATTATGTGTGAATAATCGTTTAATAAATAAACTCTTTTAATTTTTCCTAAATTACTTTTACACTTCATACTATAATAACAATTTTATTTGTTTATTGTTTTGTTGTTAATCTATCTAATGTCATATTTATTTCTATTAGGATTAGATAAATGATAAAACACATTATAACGAATGGCATCAATAGCATGGTTAAAATCATCCACATATAGCTTACTGCCTTTGTCTGCATACACATAGTTATTTAGTTCTTTAGCAATGTTAATACTGTTAGGCTCTACTATTATTTCAAAGTCTTGCATCAATGCAATACCAGCAGATATACTACCCTGTCCTTTTTCAGTTGCTTTGATATTACAACCTTTAGATTTAAGTTCTGCAATAAGTCTAGGTTCTGCGCTATCAGCTATTATAAGCTGTTTTAACGCATGAGTAATGTTTATCATTGCTATCTGTGTAGTTGTTAGTTTTGGTTTGTATAAACACTCTCTAACGTATAGCTTCTTACGTTTTTTATCAATAGCAACTTCTACTAATGTAGTAGGGTCTATACTGAAACCAAAATCTTGCCCAAATGATGTTTGTAATTTGTTTGGATTAAACTCACCATAAGACCAATTATCAAATACAACACCTTCTGCTTTATCTAACCAACCACCTAACACAACGTGCTTGTATTTAGATGGGTTATGTTTTTTGATATACTCAAATGTATTAACACTCTCTTCTGGTGTAAACTCTAAACAATCCATATAAGTCGTATGTATATAACACACGCCATTTTTTACACCATTCCACCCATCCTTAACTCCTGCGTTTTGAAAGTACCTCTTATGTATGAAATGTTCTTTAGATGTTGGATTTAATATGATTATTTTTATATTCTTTTTGCCAGAAGATTTTTTATTACCTCTAATAGATAGACTTATTTTATCATATATATCTTCATCAACAAGCTCCTCGCCTTCGTCTAATATCCACATAGAGAAATCTTTTAGTCCTTTTAAGTTTGCTGTTTGTATTTTACTACCAGCTTTTAGCCCCTTAAAAACTATCTTACCTTTACCTTGTGATGGAACTATTCTATCTTGATGCATAGTGAAGAAGCCACCAAGATTCATCATATCAACTTTTTCTTCAACCTCAGCATAGATACTATCCTTTAAAGACATATTTGTATAACGAGAATATAAAACTCTATGTTCGTGTTCTGTTGATGCGTTTACAGAAGCTAGTGATACGGCAAATGATTTTTGAGAGTTACGTCCACCAGTAACTATAAAGGTATGTACTTCTGGAGGTAATGTAAACAATGGTTCAAACTTTTCACTTATATTTAAGCTATTCACTCTTAGTAAATTTTATTACTGGAACGATTGGGTTTTCTTCACTATTTTTAAGTTCGGTTTGCTTTAGTTGAGGTATAACGTATTTAGAGAGGTCTAAGAATAACCTTATTCTATCTTTAGAATCCAACTCAGCAAAGTCTTCTTTTAATTGTTCTAAGTTATCCTCTAATAGTTTAGTATATGCTTCACGCACTTTAGAAGTTGCTTTATTGTAACTCCCTTTTGGTCTACCTGTTGCTTTATTGTGTCCTTTCTCAAAAGGCATAATATATTATTTTATATTTGTTTAATATAATAACAACAAATTAATGTTTTTGTTTTAGTTACACTTAATTACATAGTATGTATTACTTCCTGTTTCAAATCTACCCTCATCAGTACAATCAACGCTTTCGTTATTTAATACAATAGTTCTAGTGCCTGTTTTAAACACTCCATTCTCATAATAAGAATATTGTTCTGTTTCATAATTAGTCTTGTTACAATCACATACTTCATCCTTACTACATGATGTAATTAATAATAATCCTGTTAATAATAATAATTTTTTCATTTTTCTAATATTTAAGTTATAACTATATGTAGTTAATTTTCTTCTTTTGTTACATCTTTTTCTGTTAAAACTATTGATTCAACTATTTTTAATCTTTCGTTTACTAAAAACAATGCTTGTTCTAGTATGTTGCATCTTTGTTTTAGTGTTTGTTTGTTTGGTGTTTTCATATTATTTCTTATAGTTTAAATACACTTGGTCTATCTCTAAAAAGAACTTGTTTACACAGCACGACATTACACGTAATTGTCTAGCGAATAGTTGAGCATAAATAGGTATCATTATTCCTTTTTGAATACCTGCGTTTATTCTAACAAACTCATTTGCTTTTTCGTTATAGTGTTCGTGCCTAAATGTTTTCCATGTATTATACTGTTGTTCTGTAAAACATCTAACTACTGGAAATCTTAATCTATTTCTTTTTTTATTATTTATTGAGCCTAAAAATTCATCAATATTATTATATTTTTCAGGATAAATAACACAAACATTTTTTTTATATAATTCAATTTTATTTGCTTTAAATTTCCTATCATCACATCCACACCCATCAGTAACAGCCTCAACTAATCTCTTAACTCCAGTAACTTTTGCTGCTTTCTCAATAACATCGCCAACACCAACAGAAACTTCTTGTTGTGCTTTCTTAAACTCTCTATATTCTTTTTTCCTTTTATCGCCTTTGTATTCTTCCATTTTTAAAATCTTATTAAGTTATATTTATTATCTTTGTTTTTTAAATAACCTCTAACACTTGCGTAATTATAATTCATAGCCTCACACGCTTCTTTTATACTGTCATAATAAACACCTGTTAATGTATGTAACACCGTTTTTGAATAAGGATTGTTTTTACCTATTTGATTTCGCACATTACTTACTTCATAATTCAATTTTATTTGCATATTATATTCATATTCTAATGCTTCATCTAAATCATTAAACTCTTTTAATATTTCACAATAATCTACATTTCTTTTATTGTAATTTCTATGTTTGATTAATCTTTTAAAAACGTTTGTAGTAACCCCAATGTATTTTTCATTAACTAAATGATACACATAAAAAGGTGGGTTACAATTTTTTATTCTTCCGCTCATAATAAATCTTTTAATTTTTCTAATGCTATTTTTTTGTTATAAAATAACGTCATTACACTTAATCCTGTTTCTTTACTTAAATATCTTAAACTCTTTTCACTTGTCTGGAGTAGTATTTCTCTATCCCACAAATCTAAAGAATCTAATGCCTCGCTAACCTCTTTTCTTTTTTTTAGTATTTCTTCATCACCAACTAAATCTTCTATATTTCTAAAAAGTTCAATAGATATTTCATATTTTTTATGTTTTGTTTTAAGTTTGTTTAAAAATATATTTCTTATAGTAACCCACACAAACCATTCATTTATTTTATCATATTCTTTATCGTGTAGTTTTAAATACATTTCTTGGACAAGTTCATCGGCTAGATGTTTATCATTGCAAATCTTATATGCAATATCTCTCCAATCTTTATCTCTTTTTGAAAGTTCTTCTAACATTTAGTAAATATAATAAAAATATTTACAATATAGCATTATCTATTGTTTCAATTAAATGTCTTAGTTCCTCTCTTGAAAAAGTGCCTTTAATTTCTTCTTTATAAGATTTGATTGATAGCTCATAATAATCTTCTTTGTTTTCTAATTGGTTTACTTTTGTTGTTATTTTCATTAGTTAAATTTTTTAGTTACACCTAAACTCCCTTCAAATATACGAATATTTATATCATTTCTTTTAGTTAATTTACCAATTAATTCTATTGTTATAAAACTTAAATCATAACTAATCTTACCACGAGGATTAAAATAACTATCTGTAGTACCTAAATATTTTTGTTTTTTGTTTCTTATAGTTACATGATATTGATTTCCTAAACTTAAATAAACGTTTTCTAAAGGATTTATTATATAATCTACGCCTAGCCCGTAGTTTTGGTAATTAGCGTTGTAAAACATACCGTAAAACACATATACACCAATATTATTTTCTATTGCTCCAACTTCAATATCAAAATCTAATCCGTTTACTATTGTTCTTTTGTTTTCTTTAATGTTTAGTAAATTATTGGCATCGACATTAAAAGAAATGTAAGGTTGTGCATTACATTGTCTTATTGCAAATAAGAATAAACCTAATGATAGTAAAGTAACCATCCAAATACTTTTTAAATCTGTTTTAATTTTCATAATCTAATAGTTTTTTTAATTTTTGTTTATAATATTGTCTTGTTTTTTTTAATTGCTCCCTATCCCATTTAAAAGATGTTTTTTTATCTAATAACGCTTTGCTATCTAAAAGGTCTAAAAATCCTTTAGAGTATCGTTTAATTAATCCTACACGATAACCAGACTCATTACCATCTTTAAAATTATTACACCCTATACACTGACCATGTATATTTGTTTCATCTAACTTTAATGTAGAAAATAATTCAGCTTTATAAAAATGCCCAGCATGAAAATCACTATGCCATGCTTCATTACATGAAATACATGGTTTACCTTTATCTCTTTCTTTAATATAATCATGACAAGCGTTTACTGTGTTTTGTAATAACCAACTTAAAGATTTATTATTTTTATGTTCTTCTTTTGCTGTTTCTAAATCTTTTCTATGTTTAGTTGCTTTAATAGTTGCTTTGTTTAGCCTCTCCTTACCTTCTGGATTATTCAAATAGTAATCTGCTAAACAACCATTAAAACAATAACCGTATTTATGGGCATAAGTTTTTAAACCGTTTCTTTCGGTGTATTTAATTGGTTCTTTACAGTTTTTGCATTTCTTCATGTTAAAAAGGTAAATATTGTTTTTTAGGTATTAATTCTATGTGTTTATTTATTTCCTGTTTCTTTAAATATCTGTCTTTTATAAAAAACCCTCTTTCGTTATAAGTAAGTAATTTATTTGTTTTGGTATTTATTACTTTTTTACATGGTGTAATTTTATATTCAGGATATTTTTTAAATTGCCATTTAAGTTTAAATTTTACATATATTATATTCATAATCAATTAGTTATTTGAAACAAAGGTGATTATATACCATTGTTATAAAACATTTAATCGTGTTTCACAACTTTGTTAAAAAATTGGATTGGTATGCCGTTCATTTCACAAAACTCTTGTTCAGTTTGCCCACCACCATTTGCTTGCCACATCACTTTCAATGTCTCAATAAATTCTTTTCCGTATTTTTTGCTCATTACTTTAAATGTGTACTTCCAATTTTTTGTATCACTATCAAAGTCCATTGCTTCTATAATTCTATTCATAATAAACGTTTTATAACAATAAATAAAAAACATTAAAACGATTTTTTATTAAAACCGTTATAAGTAATTAAATAGCTAAGGTTTCGAGCCTTAAAGCAGTCTTAATAGTGTAGGCGTATCCAATATCTTATATAGGTTTGTAACCTAACCACTGCGACTTCATTCACATAATACACTAAAATTATACTTGTGTCTTAACCATCGACACGCTATTTAAAAAACTTATAACAACGTGTATATTGCATAGCCTATCGGCATACGCACCATACACAATGCGTTACCATTTCGGCTCATCACATTCTTTAGGTATTAAATTATTCAAGTCCAAATCAAAAAAGAAATCATCAAAAGGCGCACCTCTACTATCTTTTTGTGTTACTTTAACAGGACTATTTTTTTCTT